CTGTTGCTGTTCCAGCGTTATCACCTACACCAGCTGTTCTATCTATCCAAACTAACGGGTCTGTTTCTTCTGCCCTTAGTTCTAACGTAAAACCAGTCATATCACCTTTAGCAGCCCCAGTAACTAAAGTACCACCTGAAACATCAACTCCATTATTCATTCCCATTAAAAACAAATTATCATTATTATCTAAAACGAAAACTTGCGCTCTGTTATAGCATATTAATTTTATTTCATTTGTTTGATCTTTACTTAATTTTTGTAAAGATACAGATAATGTTTGTTCAAAGAATGTGGTTCCTGTAGCTGGGTCGCTGTTATAGTTTACTGTCATAGAAGAAAGATTAGGTCTTAAATCATATTGAAAAACAGTAACCTTGTCTGTTCCACCATCATCAGCAGCAACGTCCCAATTAGTAAAACCAGCGTCAGTCATTTCATCACTTGTTATAGTAGCTACAGACCTTATGTTTCCACAATAGTTATTGACAAAAAAAATCTTTTTCAGTCCACCGATTTGGTCTTTACAGTCAACTAATAAACCTCGTGTTAAATTACAAGCCATTTTATTTATTTTATTAATTAATATTCTTTTAAAAAAAGGGGTGATATTTCACACCCCCTTAAATCAACTATTAAGTCCAGAATGTAGCACCTACAACTCCGTCACCTGCAACAGCAGTTTGAACACCAATAGCAAAGTTCATTACAATTCTAACATTGTCTGAACCATCATACTGGTAAGTAGGGATAATTCTAGCTTCAGTCATATCAGTAGCTAAGTTAGTTCCATAAACCATATTGTCTCTGTATGTAAGAACTATTGCATCATCTGGCATTCCAGGACAAACATTGATAGGAATACCTAAATAAGTAGCGCCGATAATAGCTTGGTCAGTTCCTTTATTGTTGATACCTTGGTGGTTACTAAAAGTAGTTGAACCAGCTAATTGCTGAATGTATAGACCGTATGTTTTTAAGTTAACATAAAATGCAAGGTCTGGTTTGTTTAATATTCCAGGAACATCAGCTACAGCTTGATTGTAAACTGTACCAAATTGAGCAGCTGCGTTTCCAGCGGTAATTCCAGCAATTGTTGCTTCACTAAAATCTTTACAAGCACTAGCATCAACACCAGCTTCGTCAAATACACCATCGTTAGATAAAAATCCAGTTCCATATACACCACCTGTGTCAGCTAACCATAATCCATTTTCAATACTTTCACCTGCTTTTCCAGCGATTGTAGACATTAAGAAATCTTTAAAAGGCTGTGCAATATCACCGTTTCTTGTCATATTTTCACCTAAATAAGTAGGGAAAATTGTTCCTCTACACACTGATTGATTTACTTCTAAATCAGTCAAAGTTAGCGTCTGTAATGTTTGGTCTAAGCTAATATCGTTTTCATCAAAGTTACAAGTAGCAGCTTTAACTGGGTCGTTAAGGCTTAATCCACTGATATTTGCAGCTTTTCTTAGTCCGTCAATTGTTCTAACATAATTTTTAGCAACCGTGTCTGGTGACTTTACAGCAGCAGTTACATAAGGCAATGCCAACTTACCAACATAATTGTCAGCAGCCACATCAATATCAAATTGATATTCTTTTGAATTGTGTCTTTTCATTTTGTTTATTTTTATTATTTATTATTAATGTAATATGCTGCCCTTTGCTTAGCAGTCATTGTAGCTAAATTCAGTCTTTCCGATTTAGTGTTGTTTTCTGGGCTGTGAGTAAACCCATCAGTTCCAGGTATTTTTTCTAGTTCAACTATTTTAGATTTTAATTCTTCATTTTCTTCAACTAAAGAATGTAACAAATCTTTTGACATTTCTACTTTTTCTTCTTCTATCACTTCTTCTTTGTTTTCTTCAACAACAACTTCTTCCATCTTTTCTTCCTTGTCTTTGTGTTCAGCCATTTCTTTTACTTTCTTAGCCATCTCTTTTGCTTTTTCCATAGAAACAGAATCTGGAGTAGCTTCATTAATTGCCATTGCAACTTTTTCCTCATCTATTTCTTCCATTTCTTCTTTCTCTTTGTGCTTATCTAATTCTTCTTCTTGTGGCTCTACATCTTCAGCTTCTTTTTCTTCTCCCATATCTAAAATACGTGATTCTTCATCAACAGTAAGTTTAGCTCCGTCAGACATAGTGTAAGTTCCAGCTGGTAATTTTTCAGTTTCACCATCATCACCTACTACCATTACCATAGAACCTATCATAAATTGTTCATCTTCTGTAGCTAAAACTCTACCATCATCTAGTATCATTTCTGCATACATTTTTGTTTCTTTACTTTCCTCTTTTGATAATAAGAGGCTTTTGATTTTTTCCAGTGTTGTCATTGTTACTTTTTATTATAAATATTAAACTTCAATTTTTGTTCACATCGTCACCTTTTTACAGCGCGATTCTTTATAGCCGAACACACTTTAGCAGCAACCTCTTTGTTACCATATTGCTTGACCATATCTTTTATACATTGTTCCCAAGGGTATTTTTCTAAAGCCTGTCTATTTACATAACCAGCATAATCAATGTATTTATATTTTTTAGTATATTTTTTTCTTTTCTTACCTTCTTTATTTTCTACATAAACTTTCTTCGTGCTATCTTCGTGGGTGTAACAAGCCATATACCTTACAACTCCATTAACATTATGAGTATGAAAACCTTTACACCCTTTAAACATTTCTGCGTATATTAACGCTTCTTCTTTAGTTGCAAATAATGGCTCACCATCTAAACTTCCCACAACAGATAGTTCATTTTCTAATATCAAATCTTTTATTTTATTTAGCGTTACTTCATCTGGACAGTCAACACATTCTTCAGCCAAATCTATAATATCTTTAGGTCTTGATGCTTCAATTACTCTATCTGTAAAAAACCCTTCTATACTAAAGCCCCTTACCTTACCTTCTTTAACGCTATCCCAGATTTTATCATTGTTAACTTTCATTTTAACAAACCAAGTTCCAACAGGTAGTTTATTAAAACCGTAGGAATTAGATTTATCATTTTTTTTATCTTCTTTTATCCAGCTTTCTACGACGCTAATTCCTTCAACTGGTATTTCGTGTTCATACGTTGCGTTATTGTTTCTTAGACTGGACATAAATAGTTCCTGTGCCTGTCTTATTGTTTCTTCAGTAAAGTAAACTATATATTTTTCATCTTTTTCTTGGTCATACCTTGGTATTTCCTTATTTGGAATTAATACCGCCCCTACCAATGTTTTTTGTTCTTCATCTAATTTGGCTAAGGTTAAAAATTGGTCTTTATTAAAGAACACCCAGTTTTCTTCTATAGCTGGAAATTCCACTAAAGATATTGCTTCAACGCCAAATCTTTCTGATTCTTCATCTATGATTAATTCTACTTTTTTTAGTTTTTCTTTGCTCATACTTATAAATATAAATTGTTTAATATTGTTTATAACGTGGCTTGTAAATCTAAATCATTTTGTAACGCTTGACTATTACTAACATCACTTTCAACTACATAAGCCTGTACTGGTGGTGGCTGTGTTTCTATAGCACCAAAAGTAGGAACAGCTGGTGTAACATTTTCAGTTACATCTGGCGGAGGTGGAGGGCCATCGCCACCAGTTTCACCTGGAACATCTGTTTGTAATATAGTTCTAATATTAGCTAAACCAGAAGAAATAACACCAGCAGCACCAATATAACCAAATATACCCCCTTGTGCTAAGGCTTTAGTTGCACCAGCGTATGTATCAATAGTGGCTTGTGCTACAGCTAACCCCTTACCAGCTGCTGTTTCTTGACCAACTAACGCTGAAATACCACTTAAGGCGCTACCAATAATTTGTCTTTTTTGATCTTGTAAAGCCTGTTCCCTTCTTAATTCCTCATCCGCTTTTTGTTTTTTTTCTTTTTCAACCCTGTCATCTATAGTTTTTATTTTTCCGTCATATTCTTTTTTAATTTGTTCTAGCTTATTGTTTTTTTCAATTTCACTAGTAATAGTGACTTCCGCTAACCTCATCATTCTAGCCCTTTCCCCTTCTATTTCTAGTTTTTCTTTTTCAATTAAATCTTCACCTATTTTTTGTAACTCTAATTCATTATCAATTCTTTCTTGTAATAAGGCGTTGCTTTGCTCTGTACTCTCTTTTTCTAATTGTGTTTTTCTAAATCCCGTTTCTAGGGCAGCGTTGTCTAGTTCTGCTATTTGTGCTTTTAAATCTGCGTTATCAACTTCTACTGCCATTCTTTCCCTTAAAGCTGATTGTTGTGCTTTTATAGCTTCTATTTCTGCATCTGCTTGATCTATAGAAATTTGTTTGAGTTTTTCATTTGCTGCTATTCTATCATCTATTGATTGGCTAATATCATCTCTAATTGCCCTTTGTTCTTCTGCTTGTTGTTCAAATTCAATTCTAACTTCATTTAATTTAGCTTGTAATAAACCTATATTAGTAGTAGCTTTAGTAACTGCTTCAGCTTGATTTACAATAGATTTAACTGTTAAATCTTCAAATGTATTATTAAACTCTGTGGCTACTGTTTCACCTAATTTAACAACTTCTCCAACTCCTTCTCTAAAATCTGTTATAATAGCTTTTCCTGCTTCTAATGTTGCTGCTCCCGCTTCTCTTATTTCTTGTTTATAATAATTTAAATCTTCAGTTAATTCTTTTATTCTAGCTACATCTCCTTTGCCTAGCCAGGATTTCTCCCAAGATAACTGCACTTCTTTTATAACTCCTGCTACACTAAAAAGAGTAAATTTTACAGGATTTAAAGCAAATTTAATTAAGTTAGTTATAATTCTTCCTAATGCATCAAAATTACCTGTTAATGCTCCTGCCCTATTAACGGCAGTTGTAATTACTTCACTTACCTTACCTGTTACAACACCTATAATATTAAATGCAGTAGAAACAGCATCCGCTATTTGTTGGTTTTTTTGTAAACCCTCAAATAATTTATTTATCATTTTTGAAACTAGAGTAAAGTTTGCAGCCTTCATAGCTAGTCCTACTGCATTAAAACCTGTAGCTAATGTTTGAGTTCCCTCTGCTGCTTTTTTTGCAGAATCTCCTACTTCTTTAGTATCATCAGAAATATCATCAATTTTTTGTTTTATTTTCTCTAAATTGTCTAACGCTTTTTTTACCTCTGCGTCAACCTCTATTGTTACTTTTTCTGCCATAGCATATCTTTTATTCTTTTTAATGTTTCTTTTATAGTTGACGGGTACTCTTGTGAACCCGTTTCAAATGCGTATTTATCCCCTTTAGCTTCTAAAGTTGTTAATAATTCTATAGACATAGGCATAATC